GTCATTAACTTTGTATCTGGTGCTGATGTTCCAATCTGATTTGTAATCAAATCCTTCTGAAAATAAATCCCATTTGGCCTGATCTGCTTCCAATCCCAAAGTGACTGTGGCAGCTGAAGTGTGACCTTCATTGGCAATGTACAAGTACCCGCCATACTTCACAATGTCATTGGGCTTGTATGTGGTGTTCAATGACCAGTCATCTTTCCACTCTTGACCATCACTCATTAGGTTCCAATAAGTGGAATCTAAATCTGTTTGAAAAGTGCCGCTGGTGTGTCCCACCACGCAGATATAGGTACGTCCACCATATCTTATCACATCATCGATAAAATACCCAACGGCAGTGATCCAGGTACCCTTCCAAATGAACCTAATCCTACCTAATTTAAACTCAGCCATTGTTATGATTTCCTTGTTGTGTTGTTATTTATCATACTAACTACCATATCCGTTGCTGGGGTCTATCACGCTCACAGCATCTCCTTCATTGAGTTCGGTGGATGCTACACCACCCAAGAAATAGTTCAGTGCCAACAGAGATCCTTTGACACCTTGTTTGAAATTAACGCCCACTTCTATTTGAATGGTTTCACCACCCACATTGAATATAAGGTCATTTTGCACTTGAATAGCACCTGCTCTCAAACTGGACACATTCAACACTGATCCACCACCTGAAATTCTACTTTGTATGTAAGCTATGATGGCTTTTTGTGTGGGCACTATGTTGTCACTGTTGGCAGCCATGGTCACATCAGTGCTGAATTCACGGATCACTGCACCAGACCCGCCCAATACCACGCCACCTAAAGCCAATTCAGTCAATCCCTCCAATTGGAAAAAGTCTGCAGCCAAGGTCACAATACCCGAGCTCTGTTCCACTTTGAACTGTTCACCCACTCGGAAGTTACCATTTTGGTCTGTGCTGGTGTAGAACACACGTCCTCCACCTGCTTCCACCACTTCATTGAATGGTTGTGGTTCATAACCAGCTGTGAATCCTGTGGTATATAATTCTGGATAATTGGTGGTGTCTCTACCACCAGTGCCGATATCCAAGAAATCATGACCTGTCAATCTCACCTGACTGTAATTTTGTCTGATTGTGATATCTTCTTCATGACCTGGTGATAAGAAAGCATCCACTCCTGGTCCTATTCTCAAGGTGCCAAATATGTTGGGTTCTACTCCACCCAAAGAAACAAAATTACCCAGTTTGAACAGTGTATTAGGTATGTTGTCAAATTCTACGTTGTCACCTGGACTAGGTAATCTAGATAAATTTTTAATTCTTAAAAATTTTCCTGTTTGATATTTGTCAGCCAATCCATCTCCACTCACAGTAGCAGCCACGTTTAGGAATCCTGTGCCTCTGTTGGTAAATGTGGGTTGACTCACTGTGCCATTATTAGTTCTCACATCAAACAGAGCTTCCACAGTGTTAGAATTGTCCACAATGGTCATGGTGGGAGTGGATGAATATCCGCTGCCTGGTTCGATCAGTTCCACAAGACTCAGTCTACCACTGGTTATTCTTGCTCGACCCAATGCTCTAGCTCCATATCTTAAAACTCTAATCTGATTGGTGGATGCGTCAGTCAAAGGAATGAAACAAGGACCATTCACTGATCCACCAGTGATCTGTACCCAAGATCCACCTCCTGTGGGCAACGGTGTGCCCAATACTTTCCAATGTTTACCGTCTATGCTCTCTGCTAAATCTCCTGTTTCTGTGATGGCCACAAAACATCCTTGACTGTAACTGATCACATATTGATCTGATTCTGGAGGCAATTCGCTGGGTTGCCACACAGTGATGGCAGAAGATGTCACAGTGGCCTGATTGGCCAAAGTGTAATAGAATCTATTGCTGAGTGTGCTGGAGTCATTGGGATTGTCATTGCAGGCTGCCACAAATCTATTGTTGCCATACACAATGTCCTGCACATTTATTCCAAAACCTCCAATGTCAGGTCCTGCGTTCCAGGTGGATCCTAGATTGGAACTTTCGTATGTCTGCCCTAGATCATCGCACACTATGAACAGACCTGATCCTCCAGCTGAATGTGTGAGTGCTGGTGTGGATCCATCATAAGGAGCCACTGCTGCAGCAGTCCACGACCCTCCATTGTCTGCTGATCTCAAAACAAAACCTTGATTGGTGGTGATAATAAAAATATCTTGTTCACAAGCAATACTGGTAAAAGTGCCGTAGCCTCCAGGAGTGGTCAATCCTGTCCAAGTGGATCCTGTGGTTGTGCCTGATATTGCATTGCCAGATATGGCCAACAGATGAGTGCTGCTGCGAGCAGTGTAAAGATAGTTCACTGGAGCCAATCCTGTGCAGGCTGTCCAAGTGCTGCCATTGGTGGTGAAATATCCACCGCTGGCGCTGAGCACCACTGTGACGTTGGTGCTGCCAAATCTTGCAGATCCTGCCACGCCCCATGTGGCACTTGCGGGCAATGTAATTGTGCTGACAGTATATGAAGGATCTGAAAATGTCAACAAAGGTTCAATGCTGTATTTGGTTGATGCATCCAGAATGGGTTCAATGGCCAAGCCTCCCAATAGATGTTCAAAACCAGGCTGTGCATCAAACTGTCTCACCACATCTATTTCTTTCAACGGATGGTCATAGTATGAAATCACTGCGAACTGTCCTCTGCCGGTGCCTTCCAATATTTGAATTCGTTGGCCCACTATTTCTGCTGATACAAAATATGCTGAACCAATGGCTGTGGTCAATTCTAATACTGCTCCACCAGGTGTGGCACTAATTCTTATGGTATTGGCTGATAGAAGTGCTTGTACATAATATATTGTATCAGGGCTGATGCCGCCAAACATGGCACTTGGGAAGATGATTGCATCGCCCACCTGCATGTCTATGATGTTTTGCACAGTGATGGTGTTGACTGGAGCACCCAAAGTGGCTGTGCAAGTTTTTTCATACTCTGGTTCGAACTGATTGGCCAACAGCAATGAAGTGGTGTCTCCACCTCTGGAGTTACCTGTGATAGAAGTATAACCAATACCTCCTGTGATACCACTGTCCAATGGATCTGTCATTCTTACTTCACTGATGGACTGATATCTGGTATTGTCATAGCCTATGTAGGCAGCTGCACCTGCACCTGATCCTGTGATGCTCACTGTGGCAGAAGTATAATCCTGCCCTGTGTGAGAATATCCAAAACAAAATATTTGATTTTCGTCATTGTACACACTGTTGATTAAGGCTTCACCTGATTGATTGTCCACTTCAGCAGTGATGGGTGTTTCCACCAATGAAAATCCTTCTGCCACTGAACCATAAGTTCCGTATGAGTTGTTACCGTTGGTAGCACGCAGTCTACCACCGTCTGTGGCAAGATATCCTATGTGACAGTAATAAGTGAACACTGATACCAACTCTGATTTGCCTTCGCCGTTGGCCCAGTATCCTATACCATCTGAAATAATCTGTGTGAAATCGTTGGCCACTATGGATTTGTTTCCACCATTGTGCAGATCTCCGTCTATTTTCATGCCTATGCAGCCATCACCAAAGGTAGTCACGTTCTGTATGTAGGGTGATTTGGTAGTGATCCATGCTGTGGTGTCAGATGGTGAATTGCCTGGATTCAAAGACACAAATGCTCCACCTGAGGGTCTTCTGGTCAAATATTGATTCAGTGGTCCCAATGTGCCATACAAACCTTTCAGTGTCATGTTTCTGATGCCAGATCCGTTGTTCACATAGAACATGTCTTCATCTTCATAACTGTCGGCTGGTTGAATTATGGTGCTTCTCAATTCATCTCCCACTAGTGCTGTGTCATAGGGCACATTGATGGGTAGTATTTCTTCATATACACCAGTTTTGATAAAAATAGTGGCTGGAGTTCTGTTTGGTTTGTCAGCGTTCACAAAGTCGCACGCAAATTTCACAGTTCTAAATGCGGTCTGTATGGTGGTGCCTCTGGTGAGTAAATCCACTCCTTCCATAGACACATAGAAAACTTTGCTGATGGTGTCTTGTGGTATCCAATCAGGTATGCTGTTGGTGATTTGCAAAGATTCTCCAGCTGATCCAATGGACACAGCAAAAGTCACACTGTCATCGCCTATGGTTTTGATATCTCCCACATGCTCCAACACGTTGCCCACACCACCTTGAGCCAATTTGACCCATAATGGACCTACTGCTTCACTCTCCAAATCCAGAGTGGGTTTGGCTGCTGATATGTCAGCTTCGTGATATTCCACACAGGCAAAAGTGGTACCTGCCACAGTGACCACATCACCAGGATAATAAAATCTATTCAGTTGAGTTATGGGGTCAACCTCATACCAAGGTCCTCTCCATTTTTTACCAGTGACCAACAATTGCCAAGGATAAGGTGAATCTGTGCCCACATCATAGGCAGTTTCTTCCAAAGGTATCACACCAGCATTGTCTCGCACAGCAATGTATAAATTACCTCCGCTGCGTACCACATCTCCAGTCAAATATCTTGTGGCTGCTGTGCTGTCATCTTCTTGCCAGTCACCACGCAATCTGTAACCTGGTACCAATAATTCCCAAGCACTGCTGCTGTCCTGAGCCACTGTGGGCAAAATATTGATGTTGGATATCAAACACACATAGCTGTATCCACCGTACATCACCACATCGCCCTGTTGATAATAAGTGGTTTCACTCCACACAGCTTCAAATCCCAAACCAGGCAACCAGATGTCCCACTTGGTTTCATCCAGTATAGTGGTATCAGCAAATGCCCCTTCATTATCTACATCTGTGCAGATCCAAAGACTGGAGCCACCATACTTCACAATGTCATTCTTTTTGTATCTGGTGTATTGAGTGTAACTGCCTTTGTATTCAATACCGCTGATCACAGTTTCAAATTTTAAAATGTCTGCTTCCAGTCCATCTGCAGTGATTAGTGTTGTGCCTGTGACAGAATAATTTGTAATAGCACCATCAGTCTCCACTGACAATATGAGGATTATAAGATTGTTGCTGGGTGCAAATCCACCCAACTGTGTGCCCAACACAGTGATCTGTTCACTGGCACTGTAATCCACTCCAGTGTTGGTGAATTGCACATGGTAAGTGTCGTTGACTCTGTACACCGTGAATGCTGCTCCTGTGCCTGCCACTGTGTTGGAAGTAAAAGTTGGGTTCACATAAGTGTTGCTCACAGCACTTTGGTGGCCTTGAGTGACTCTGTACACAATACCACCATACTTGACCAAATCATCTTGTCGGTATCTGGTATTGGCACTCCATTCAATTCGGTAATCTAAATTTCTTGTGTACAGTGTCCAATTGGGCAGATCCAATTCCAGTCCTTCCAACACAGTGGCACTCACATGATACACATCGCACAGATACAATTGTCCGTTGTAGCGAATCAAATCTCCTTTGCTGTATGCTGTGTTAGGCTGCCATTCACTTCTCCAGTTTTCACCTTCCGCAAACACAGTCCATTTGGCTTCATCGCCAGACAGTCCATCTTCTGCATCTGCATTGGAAGTGTGTCCTTCCAGACAAATCCACAGTGTGGAACCCAGTTTGGCTATGTCATTGATTTTGTAAAATGTGCTGGGTGTCCAGTCACCAGTCCAGCTCTGTCCATCCAACATCTGACTCCATTTGGGAGAGGCATTGTCAAAATCTGTGTAAAAATTTGCACTGGCAGTGTGAGCCACCAGACACACATATACCTTGGCTCCAAATCTTACCACATCGTCTTTGATGTAGACAGTGGTGGCTGACCAAGAATTTCTCCATCTAAAACGTATGCGTTCAATTTTAAATTCTGGCATGTTATATTCCTACTGGATATGTGTAAGGTTCGTTCACTCGCAACACCAACTGCCCTTCTGAGTCAATGTAATACAAAATATTTCTGCTGTCCCAACGAAACTGTTCATAGTTTAAATTGTTGTAGACTTTGGTGTGCTCCACATCTCTGCCTTCCAAAAAGTCCACTCCTCTGGTAAAATTGGGTAAATTTTCAGTGGGATCGCCTGGTAGATTAATCTGTAATGCATCTGTGCTTTCAGTGCTCATTAGATCCACTTTGCCCAAATACAATTCGCCTGCATCTGTTCTTCTCAGACCATAAAAATATCTGCTGGCACCCAGTGTGTCTTCAATCTGTTGTATGTAATCACTGTTGTCAATCATATGTTATGTTACCACGTTGATGGTATTGCCCATCACACTGTGCACCTGGCATTGATAGTACAGTGTGCTGGGAGCATCCATGGGCACTGTGAAAGTGATTGTGGCAGTGCCTGCGCCAGATATTCCGTTGGTGTAGGCAGCACCTCCATTACTCACTCTAATTTGCAGAGGATGACCACCATGCACAGTGTTGCTGAAAATGTATGTGGTGCCTCTGTGCAGATACAGAGTGGGATCGTTGGTGGCTGCATAAAAACCTGGACCAGTGAAAACATAATCAGAGGCGCCGTTGCTAGCCAAACTCCATCTGATTATGGGACCATTCTGTTTGACCCAGTTGGTGCCATTGTAATACAGCACATCACCCACTGTGGGTGAGGATATCACCACATCTGTGAGTTCATCCAAAGTGGCTGGAATTGACACTGTGGCAAATTCCAAAGCTGTGGCACCTGCATTAACTTTGACAAATCTTCCACCTGCTGATGCGTAGTTTGCAGGAGTGTCTGTGAGTGCAGTGAATGTGGTTGGAATAGTTGGCTGGTTGGTCAAGTTGTTGTAATTCAAGAAATATGTGCTGTCAAACCCATCCAAGGTGTCAGCATTGGTGCCAGCACCACCTGATGTGGCGTCAGCTGCTGGTACCCAGTTGGTTCCATTCCATTTTAAAACTTGTCCCACTGAGGGAGCTGCTGTGGCTGTGTCCACATCTGACAATGAATTTATAGATATGGCACTGAGATCTGAGCTTTGAATGCCTGCAACAAATTCTAATCCATTCGCTCCACTGTTGACTTTGACATATTTGCTGCCTGCTGATGCATAATTGGCCGGAGTATCTGTGAGAGCAACAAAAGTAGTTGCAGCACCTCCTCCACCGCCACCTCCACCACTCACTGTGCCTGCTGTCCAAGCACCCAATGCTGTGCTCCAAAGCAGTGCCTGACCGTCTGTGGGGGTTGACAGATAATTCACATCGGTCAAATCATTGATACTGGATGTGGTGGTCAATAATTCAGTCCATGTGCCATCTGCAGCCACATAAGGTTTGTCGGTGTTGCTCACAAAACCAAACATTCCGCTGTAGGTGGTAGCATTGGGCAAACCTGCCAAGTTGTTGTATTTGAAAGTGATTTTATTTTCGCCTGTGGCAGTGATCAGATTGTTGTTGACCACAGTTAAACTGACACCGTTGCCCAGTGCTGCGTATAGTTCATCAAAATTTGAATTAATTTTAATGGCTCCTGCTCTAAGATTATCCCCTTGTCCGTCATTGGGTATCACGCCATCATTGATTATCTGTTTTACCATGTGTGTCCTTGATTGTGTTTGTTAATATTTACCATAATATACATATATTTTTTCTACGTCCTATCCCATGTGGCTTCATTGCTGTCAAAAGTGATATAATCTTGATCCCACTTGATGGAAGCTCCTGTGAACACTGGTATTTCACTCACATTTGGATAGGTGTAGGCAGCGGCTGCCACTCCTGGATTTTCCATATCAATGGGGTGATTGATTCTCACCACCAATTCTCCTTCAGCATTGATGTAATAATACAAATTGATGTCATCCCATTTGTATTGCTCATATTTTAAATTGGCATAAATTTTGTCATGATTCACATCACGTCCATCGAAAAAATCTTGTCCTTCATTCCAATCATCATAGTTGTTGGCAGCCAATCCAGGATTGTTGATGGTCACACTGTCACCCTGAGTCATTTGATCCACTTTGGCCAGATACAATTCACCATCATCAGTGCGACGCAAGCCATAAAAATATCTATCCTTATGACTTTTAATTGTGTTGCTGATGGTTTGACCAATGTATTGCATATTATGAAATCTCCACGTAGCTCATCACCACATCCACTGCTGCTGCTGTGTTGCTCTCCACAAAAAGATCATATTCTGCGGGAATAATTAATTTCTCACCACTGGTCACCACACGCAAACTGCTGGCTGGTGCTATCTGCACATTTTTTAAAAAATACGCTTGAGCACTGGTGGTATCCTGCACAAACACACTGGCTGTGATGATGCCTGCTGTGATATTGCTCAAACTTAGGCCTATAATTGTGGTATTGATGCCCACAGGTGCCTCATATATTTTAACGGCACTGGTGCCCACTGCTGATTCTACCTTGTTTTTGAACGCTGTTGCCATATGTTATTATCCCAATGTTAGTGCGTATTTAACCGCTAATTCCTCTGCTCCCAACACGCTGACTCCCCCTCCAGCTCCTGCCACAGAAACCCAACTGGCTCCATCATAGATCTCCACTAGCTGATCCTGTGTGTTGTATCTGGTTATGCCAATCACAGGCACAGAGGGTCTGGTGCTGGCATTTCCGTAAGGTATTCTTACTCCGCCTGCTTGGCTGACATCCACATAACCGTCACCGGTGGTTTCAAACACAATGGGTGCATTGCTCACATAGTTGGTGATGGTGTTGCTTTGAAAGTTTAAATTTTCAATTCTTATGATGCCTGTGCCATTGCCATTCAATATTAAATCTTGATTCACTCCCGTGGTGGTGAGTGTGTTGCCTGATATGGTGATGCTGTCCACTTGTAGAGTGTTCACATCAAATCTAGTGCTGTTGACATCTGCCACCAGTGCAGAATTGCTGTAAAATCTTATGGTGTTGTCATTGGCTCCTGGAGTCAATTCCGGAGTGATGTAGGTGTTACGATCCAAATCATACACGCCTTGCAACACAGTCCAACTGCCATCATAACCTTCAAACAAATTGTTATCAGTGTTGTATCTGATCATACCCACTTGTGGTGCTGCTGGTCTGCTAGCAGTGCTGCCAGCTGGCAATCTCACACTGCCTGTGCCTGTGAACACAGTGACTCCTGTGGCTGGAGTGAAAGTCATATCACCCACAGTGTTGGTGATGGTGTTATCATTAATTCTAAAGTTTTCTATTTCCACACTGCCGGTACCAGCACCACTCAACTGTAGATTTGAGTTGGTGGTTTGTGTGGTGATTAGGTTGTTTTCAATTCTGATGTTGCCATCCACATTAATGGTAGAACTGTACACAGTGTTCCAGTTTTTTAATGCACTGCCTATGTTGTAAAGATTGGTGGTCTGTGGAATAATATCGCTGGCCACTGCTGCCACAATGCTCAATGTGTCAGTGGTTTGATCACCAATGGTGATATTACCGCCTATGCTCACATTGCCAGTCACATCTAAATCACCTGTGATGCTGACATTGTCCAATAGATTGATCTGTCCATTGTCGGCATCCAAATTCAACGCTCCAGATGTGCTTTCAATGGTGTTGCCGCTCAATCTCACATTGTCTTGTTGAATCAATGTGCCGTCTATCACTGTGGTGTGTCCACCTGAAATAAATGTCAATGCTGAGGCAGAAGACAGCACAGTGGATGCTGCTGTGAATGAAACTGCACCTGTGTCTTGATCCACAGTGAACAGATCGCCCACTCTAAAATTACCTTCGTGATCCACAGAGCTGTAGAATATTCTTGCATTGGATAATTCCACCACTTCATTGGCTTGAATGGCAGTGGAGGCATCATTGTCCACTTCTTTGCCATTGCCGATGTAGGCAAAGTTATGGCCCACTAGATACATCAATACTCCTTCACCGTCTCCATATGCTCCATAGTTGCCATACACTGAAGCTGATGCTATGCTGCGCACTTCTGCACCAAAGTCTGTGTAGTCCACATTAACAAAACTGTTGGCAGTGGCTCCGCCAGAGAAACTGATGTATTGTGCTCCAGTCACGGTGTCAGTGATGGTGGTTGAACCATTGGTACCATTAAAATTCAATAGCAATTTTGTGTTGGGCGTGTTGACCAATTCAGCTGCGGGTGCTGCGAAGTTGCTGGTGTACAAGGCTGCTTTGGTGATTCTTATGTCATCCAAATAGCCTGGCAGTGCATTGGCATACAGATAATCAGCACCCACAATCACTGTGGATGTGACGCCGTAGTTGTTGGCATCTGCATAGGAACTGCCTTCCTGTGTGCCATTCACAAATAATTTAGTAGTGCCACTGCTTCTGCTCACGGCCACGTGATACCAAGTGTTGATGGTAATGGTGGTGGTGCCTGTGATTCTGTCGGCAGCCGCTGCATAATATTTTATCACTCCGCCATCAATGTGTATCATTGGATTGTTGAGAGCAGATGCTGTTCTCTGTTCAATGATCACTTGATTGCCTAGAGAAGTACGTCTCAACCAGAACTCTATGGTGAAATTGCCTGATCCATATCCAAAGTCTGGATTGGTGGTGATGCTGAGATAATCACCAGTGCCATCCAACAACAGACTGGCTGAACCATATTTGAATTGAGCAGTGCTCAATTGAGCATCACCGTTGGCTGTGAATGTTTTGGGCAATCTGTCAGCAGCATTTTCAAATCCTGTGACCTTGCCTGTGAGATAAAATTTATTGCTGTCCACTGTGGCAATAGTGCCAGTGCCCAACACTGTGCTGTTGTCCACATCATAGTAAGTGATGGTTTGTCCTGCTATCACAGCAGGTCCTGACAATCCTGACACTTTTAACAGTGTGCGACCTGTGCCTTTGAGTCCTGTTACTCCATCCACAGCATACAAACTACGATTGGCAAAATATGTGAATGAATTCAACCACTCCACTCTGACTCCGTTGGTCATGGTGATAACATCCACACCAGGAGTGATAAATGTGCAATTTTGAAACAGACAACTGGCTTCATTGCTGCCTGCTGTGGCCACACTGCCATCCAAATATGCGCCTCGGCCGGCATCACCTGAACCAAAACCTCTAGGATCAGATCCACTGGTCACAGATCCTTGTGTGATCACACTGACATTTCTAATGTAGGGTGAGCGTGTGGTCACTGTGAATGGGTTAGCATACACAAATGCGTGTCCTCTGTTGAGTCCCGCATTGTAACGGAAATTAGCAATGGTAAGATCTTCTATGGTGGTTTCACCATTCAATATGAAAGCGTTTTGATCAATGGTGCCACCAGTGGGTTGAATCAACACTGATCTCAATGATTCTCCTCTGATGCTCACTCCCACAGGCACAGTGATGGGAAATACTTCTGTGTAAGTGCCTGGATAGATGTGTATCATATCACCTGCTGTGGCCAATGTGATGGCTTGTTGTATGGTCAACACTGGATTGTTTTGATGCAATCCTGCATTGGCATTGTCACCGTTGGTTGCTACGTATATGATGTTGCCTGGCACAGAGGTTAGATCTAATCCACCCACTGTGATATTGCCTGCCACAGTTATGTTGTCCACTGTGAGGTCTTGTGTGAAAAATTCGTTCCATCTCTTGGCTGCACTGCCCAAATCATAGGTATCAGTCACGTTGGGAATCATATCGCTGGCAATGTCAGCATTGATGGTCAAACTGTCTGTGTCTTGATCTCCAATAGTTATGTCGCCATCTGCTGTGATACTGCCAGTGGCATGTATGTTGCCTGTGACTTCCACATCGCTGAAAATTTCGACTCGGCCTGTGCCATTGGGGCGCAGTTCAAGGTTCATATTGCTGGTGGTCACTTCGATTGCGTTGTTGGATATTTGCAAATCATCCACCAGTATGGCATTGTTGTACAAAATCTTGTCGGGTGATGCCAATGATAGTATGGGGGCAGAAGTAGTGATGCTGGACCCAGTCAATGTGAGGTTGTTCACAGTGCTGACACCGGGCACTTCTAAATTGGTGGTTCTGATGGTTCCTACAACGTCTAAAGGATACTGAGGACTGGCAGTTTTTACACCGATCCTGGAGTTTATTATATCAATGTATAACAGATCAGTCTCAAAGGCAATATTTTGTTCCGCCACTGGTAGCGTGGAACGGATCAAGTTATCCTTCAAGAGCTGACCGGAAATTCGACCAACGGCCATGCTATTCTCCTTTAAACGGGCATCCTTGTGCCACCAACCCGATTTTCACTCTTTATTGGGCAAAGATTCTTCGCCGGTTGACCACGGTTTGTCCTGCACAATCTTGGTCCGATTGCAGCATTAAGTGTATTTATTGATTTTGGTGCTTTTAGTTCTATTAAGCTAGAATTAATTCGTAGATCACGTTGATTTCTTCCACTTGACTCTGAGGCACTATGGTTCCACTGACTCCTGCTGCATTGCCCCACGCAACACCGTCATACACCTGTAATAATTGTAGGCTGGTGTTCCAGAACAGTTCGCCTATCACACCAGGATTTCTTAGTGCGGTGGTTCCATAAGGCAAACGCACTCCTTTTGAATTGGCGCTCCAATGCACATATTGTTCTTTTAACACACCGGTCATTTGAAACTGTATGTCGCTGTGAAGACCTGTGTTGCGTATGCTGCCGTTGTTGAACACATAATTGCTGGTGTCAAACTGTACCACTCCTGTGCCGTTGGCAGTCAATCCTGCCACTGTGCCTGGTGTGGCAGAACCCACTGTGACTGTGTTGTCGT